TAGATCTTGATATTAGAACCCTTTGAAGGTTCCGCCACCAAAAGTGAATTTCTTAGCTGGTCCTTTCTGAGGACCAGGTGGGAAATGAATCACTTCTGATACGGGCTCCACTGGATTAATACCAAAGCTAGATTCACGGTCAAACTCAACTTTGCTAAACTCTTTTCAGAAGAGATTTGCAGGACGAGAAACGTTTCTCTCAGTTATAAGAGAAACTTTCTTATCTGCAAATAAATCTGAAATAACTTTAGATGTAGGAGATTCTTTATTAAATTCCGGTGTAATAACATCATGTCCTTGATAGACAAGATGCATTGGCACCGCCATTAAATTAAGGCCTACTTGCGGTTTAATTCTTCACATCTGATCTAAACAATTATTGTATTTCTCAAGAATTGCTAGATAAGATGGAAGATTTCCTCATCGAATATCTTGTTTTACTCAGATATTCTTTAAGGATTTAAACCAATAGTCTAAAGACCATTTTATATCCGAGACTGGGGACTGGCTAAAACCAGGAGTATCCAATTTACATCATTCCAATTCAACTTTATGTTGCAATTGAAGTATTGATTTCATTGAATTTTCCCATTCTCTACTATGTATTTTGTACATAGTAAAGCGGATACGTGCAAGGAGGTTTCCTAACCAGAGAGGATTAAACGAATTAACTGCCTGTTTATCAGAAGTTAATCTAGTTCCCAAACTGATGAAACCAAAAGGACCTTGTACTACTCAAAGAAGTGATTTTGCCAAATTACGTCTACCTTTAACAAAGGTTTTCGGTAATTTAGCAAATCTCTCTTCGCAATACCCCTGGGTTAGATTCATTCCCTTTCCAGCTAAGTCAACGAATAGACTTGGAATCATGTTATGACTAGTCATAGCCTGAACAAGATTCTTCGGTCCAATCGGTGTTAGTTCAGAAGTAGGAGAAACTAATCTCTTGGCAAACTCACATACCCCTTTCGAAGATACGAGAGACTTGTGAGGATTAATTTCCATCCCTAAATCCTTCATAATGATAGAATACTGCATAGCTACTTCTTTAGAAGCTATGACAATATCATCACCAAGAAGGGCATACTCAGCAAATCATCCAATAAGCCCTGCTCTACGAGCAGAGGCTTGAACGATGAAATGATGTGTAAGCGCCAACATATTGAACGATGAAAGAGCTCCCATTGGTTGACCAACAGCATAACGTAGACGTGAGTCCACATTATACTTCTTGGAAAACACAATGTAATCTCTTTCTACCAATAGAGTCTTTCAAAGACGAGCAGCCTTCACACCTATAAAGTGAGAAAGTACTTGAACTTGAAGATCAATTGGTAATCGATCAGTTGCAGCAGATAGGTCAAATGAAAATAAATCAAGGTGTCCTTTGGCAATCAGATTTCTTAGAGGTTTTGCCTGATTAGTAGTTCCATCTTGAGGGATTAAATCCAACAATTTAGAAATACTTTCGTGCAAACCGCCAAGTAAAGATTGAGTTCAACCATCAACAATGGCTACAACCCTAACTTTACCAGCTGCTTCCTCGATGAAACTCAATTTACCAAGAATTGGTTCCTTAAAAGGGAATCAGTTCTTAACAATTGAAATTTCATCCGTAAGCATCTTAGAAAGATGAGAACCTTTAATCAGCTCTGCTAAAGCTAAATAAGTCTCTAACAGTTTTGGATTTCTATAGAATGCATATGCATCCAATGGAAGACCAATAGCTGAAGGATTCTTATTAGGTCCAGCACTTTGAAGCATTAAAAATTTAGGATTAAGTAATTCAAAACTTGGAAAGTTTTGAAGTACTATCTTAACTTCCATAGGATTAAACATAGTATACAATCCACTGAATTTATCAGTAATTGTATTAAGTTTAACCTTGGGAGCACATTTTAATACTCTAAAGATTGAGATGATACTAAGGATTGCACGAATCTCTCTCTCTGAATGAGATCTTATATAAGATCTAAGTTCATGAGGTAAGATTGAGGGCAATCCATTAGTGATACCTAACTTGATACCTATAGAACAGTCTTCCCTATTCCCGGAAATAAATTTCTGGATTAGTCGAAGACATTCTTTCAAATACATTACTGTAAATGAAGAGCCAGACTTTTCGTGAAGGTGAACTATACGTTCACCCAACTTAAAGAAAGGTGTTTTATTTGTATCAAGACCCAATACTCAGATTAGAAGTCGAATATAACGTGGTATAAGTTTAACACTTATATACGCTATAGCCTGATTTTTAATCAGATTATTGGTACTTAATTTTCTTGTCATATTTGTTTCATAGTTGTGTCGCAATGACTACTTAAGAGGTTATCAATCTCTTTGTAGCTCACGCACAATCGTCTATCACCTGAAAGGGTTAGATAGGCGCCTGAGTTGCACAGGATGATTACTCTCTTGAATTCTTACATAAGGATAGAATATCCTTACTGTACAAATTCAGGGCTATCTTATATAGTCCTCCAAGAGAGTTTTAAAGAAATCAAGCCAACAATACTGATGACTTAATGATCGACCGGTCTAATGATAAGTTAGACTTTGCGAGACCAGAATATTTCTATTCTTGGCGCGTTGGTCAGGGATTCGGATCAGACCCACGGGGGGCTAGTGACACCAGAGATGGTG